GTGTATCTTGGTGCTATACTTTTAGGCTGACTTGATTCAGATAGGAGCTTTGCCATGGCATCGACCTTAGGAGCGCGTTTACGGCGTTTACGAGAGGCCAAGAAGCTGACATTGCAGCAAGTAGCCGATGCGGTTGGCTGCACCAAGGCATACATCTGGGAACTGGAAATGAAGGAGGGCCAGCGCCCTTCTGCCGAGCGGATTCACCTGCTGGCCAAGGTTCTAGGGGTCACGATGGAGGACCTCATGAACGAATCAAACGAGCAGGTACCTCAGGCCTCCGTTGAAGACGTAGCGTTTTTTCGCCACTACGCTGGCATGACGGAAGAAGAAAAGCAGCGTTACCAGCAAGCCCTCAAACTGATGTTCCCAACAGCTGGGCAAGAGGAAACCAAGAGTTGAGTGACAGCGCTCAACTGACCCCGAGCAAAGCGGCCAACACAATCCTGCGATGGATTCGGATGGCCAGCGGAGAGACGGCTGCCTTCACCGATCTCGACATGGTTCGAGAGGGGTTGCCTGGAACGCCTTACGGCGAAGGTGTGAAGATCATCAAACCGCCTATGGCATCCCCAATCAAAAGCTCTGAGGGGATGCTGGTGTGTAACCCAGACGATCCTGCAGAGTGGGGCATCTTCGTCAACGAAGATTCAAGTCCAGAGCGTCGACGATTCACGATTGCACATGAGCTGGGGCACTTCGTGCTGCACCGAGCGAAGAGACGCACGTTCAACTGCGACAAGGCCGCTGTGCATCTCAGCTTGGAGAGCGCAGGTGTCATCGAGCGCGAGGCAGATGAATTTGCCAGCAACCTACTGATGCCCGGCGATGTGCTGCGTGAGCGGATCACAAGTCAGGACGTTGACCTGCATCTGCTCAGCGGACTTGCGAAGGCATTCGGCGTCTCGTTTGAAGCCTTGTGCATCAGGTTCATCAAGTACACCGAGAAGCGCGCAATCTTGCTGCACTGGGACAACGGGTTCCTCAAATATGAATGGCGCAGCAGAAGTGCGGTGCTGAGCAACACTCGTATTCGTAGAGTCAGTGATCCGGTTGAGCCTCTGCGTAACACCGTCGCAGCGGATGAGTCCATCGCGCAAGAGTGGAACGGGATCGATATGTCCGCTTCTGTGTGGTGCGTTGGTGAACAGCCGTACATGAAATTGCAGGAGTTCAAACACAGCTACGGTAGTCGTGATCGCGTGCTGACGCTGTTGATCCTTGAGGATGCCGAACCGCGCCGGTGGGACAACTCTTGGAATGATCAGGAAAGCATCGACAGCTTTGATCAGGTTGGTGGCGATAGAAAATCCTGACATCAAGAATCTGACTGACCATGTTCAAGGCCATTAAGACGTTCATCCAAAACGCTAGGGTCAGCATCGACTACCCGCGATATGAGAGTGAGAGGCGAAAGGAACACTTGGCGCAGGCAGAGTTGCGTTTTGATCCAAGCGAACTCACCAGGCAAGCAGCGCAGATACGGAGTCAGGCAAATATTGCCGGAGAGCAGAAATTTGCGGGGGATCTCAACCCTCTACGGCGGCAGCTATCTGCAACTGAGACTGAACTTCAAAAAAATCAACAGCTGCTATCGATTTTTGAAAGGGACTACAAGGCTGAGCTTGATGATTTGTACGCGCAGAAAAACCGTCTCTTAGTTGAAAAAAATGCCTTGATCGAAGAATCAAAAAGCATAAGGACCGAACGCACCGAAGCGCATGATGAGCTCAATGATGCTTACGAAGATCTTGAAGATGCAAAAAAGGATGTTGGCCGCTGGTATTCCAAATCTGAGCGCAATCCAATTTTTTTTGGAAATGGCGGCAAGAAGTTGCCAAAGCACTCAATATTTGGTCAAAGTCACGGAGACCTGTCAGCAGCAAAGAGTCGTCGCGGCCAAGCTGTAGGTGATATTGGCAGCGGCAAAAGAAGACTTGCTTCGATCAAATCTCGGCAAGCTGATAACAGGCACGAAATAGAAAAAAATTTCGCCGACGTTGGAGGAATCAAAGAAAACATCACGACAGTGAAGGCCGACCGACAACGGATGTATGACCTAAAAGCTGAAGGCGTTGATCCAACTGTGCTGCGCAGTGCTATTCAATCATGTCAGTCTTCTCTGGCCGAGTTAAAACGACAAGTACTGGTGTTGGAAGATAAGCAACGCGCGTTGGTTGCAGAAACACAGGGCCGGTTAGGGTTAGGTGAGCGGGAGGCAGAAATTTTGGCGTTACAGAAAAGTAAGGCTAAATTCATAGGGGATTTTGATTCCGAACTAAGTCAAGCAACTAGGCGGGAGGAGCACCGTAGGCAATGGATGGCTGGTCAAAGGTGACCCGAACTTCTACGACATAGGATGACCCACCACATAACACGTTACGCGAAGTGACCTTGACCCATAGCATGACAAGCGTTTTCTACAGGAACGCTGACCATGCACAAAAACGAACAAATCTCTAATTTCAGGGCTGGCGCAGGCCCTCGACACCCGCAGCAAGAAGTCGTCGATCTAATCGCAGTAGCTCTGCTGCGACTGCGCGAAGCTGAATCATCTGCGCAGAAACCTTCACCTATTCGCGACAGTAGGAAGGTTTCACTTGGCTTCGCTGGCCAGAAGAGCGTGAATGCAAACACCGATAACTAAGAAGGAGTTTGCACATGACGACACACGTACAACAATCAAAAGCGGTATCCATCGCGGCGCAAGTCGCGCAGCTTCCGCACCTGCCCATGCAGAACATCTGGGCCATGTGGGACGCGCATTTTGATGAACGCCCACAGCACCACCATCGCACCTGGTTGGAGTCACGTCTGGCCTACAAGATTCAGGAAAAGGCCTTCGGCTCGCTCAAGCCGACGACGCGTAGGAAGCTGGAGGAAATCGGCGAAACAGGGGTGCTTCCCAAGCGCTTGCAAGGTGATGCGGATCGCCTGCTGCCGGGCACCATGCTCAGCCGCTTCTTTGACGACCAAGAACACAAGGTGGTCGTGCGCGGTGTGCGCGATTTCGAATACCGTGGCCAGCGGTTCAAGAGCCTGTCGGCGATCGCCCGGCTGATCGCTGGCTGCCCATGGTCGGGACCTGCCTTTTTTGGGTTGAAGTCCACCAAGAAGGAGGCTGCATGAGAACCTCCCGTACCCCAGTGGCAAGCACGCCCTCGTTCACTCCCAAAAAGCGCTGCGCCATCTACACGCGCAAGTCGACCGATGAAGGTTTGGATCAGGAGTACAACAGCCTGGAAGCACAACGCGATGCCGGACTTTCATTTGTAAGCAGTCAACGCCACGAAGGTTGGCTGGCGCTGGACGACACCTACGACGATGGTGGATTCTCCGGCGGCAATATTGATCGACCTGGACTCAAGCGCCTGATGGCTGACATTGAGGCCAGAAAAATTGATGTCGTGGTGGTCTACAAGATCGATCGCCTCACGCGCAGCCTGCCTGACTTTGCGAAGCTGGTTGAGGTGTTCGATCGCAACAACGTCTCGTTCGTCTCGGTCACGCAGCAATTCAACACGACCACTTCGATGGGGCGGTTGACGCTCAACATCCTGTTGTCCTTTGCGCAGTTTGAACGCGAGGTCACGGGCGAGCGTATTCGAGACAAGATCGCAGCCAGCAAAGCCAAGGGAATGTGGATGGGTGGAACCCCACCACTGGGTTACGACGTGGTCGACCGAAAATTGATAGTCAACGAGCGAGAGGCGAGCTTGGTTCAGGACATCTTTCGTCGGTACGCAGAGCATGGATCCGCAGCGCGCCTTGTGCGTGAGTTAGATATCGAAGGTCACAGTACAAAATCTTGGATCACTCAATCCGGCCAGCACCGTGCGGGCCGACCCATTGATCAGCACTACCTATTTTTTCTGCTACGCAATCGCCTGTACCTTGGTGAGATCAATCACAAGGGCGAGTACTTCCCGGCGCAGCACACCAGCATCATTTCGCAGGAGTTGTGGGATGGCGTGCAAGCATTCGTCAACAAGCGAAAGCAAGGTCCAAGAGAGCGCAGGGATGAGTACCCGGCGTTGTTGGGTGGCTTGTTGTTTGCGCCCGATGGGCAACGGATGATTCATCACTACACCAAGAAAAAGAATGGACGCATGTATCGGTACTACGTGCCGTACTTGGAAAAGAGACGCAGCGCAGGCGCAACGCAAGATGGAAACGGAAAAAGTATCGGTGCGCTTCCAGCTGCCGAGATTGAGGCAGCAGTGTTGAGCCAGATCGAACTGGCGCTGATGGAGCCGGAGGCATTGATTGGTGTCTGGCGGTCATGCCTGCAGCACAGTGCCGGAGCCGATCTTCAAGAGGACCAGGTGGTGGTGTCGATGCGCAGGATTGCCGATGTCTGGAAGCAGTTGTTCCCGGCAGAGCAGCAGCGCGTTGCCCAGCTGCTCATCGAGCGAGTGGACTTCAGGGACGGTAGCCTGGACATCCATTGGCGTGAAGATGGTTGGGTTGGGCTGGATCCAAGCATCGTGGCGCACCCCTATGTGGAAGAGGCAAAAGAGTATGCAGCTGAGGTGATGGCATGACGACAGAGGCTTATCAAGGAAACCCAAGGTTGCGCAATGTGCGGATTGAAGTGGGTGGGACAGCGCGTCAAATCATGGACGGCACGCAACGTGTGACGATGGTCCCGCTGACGATCCGCCGCAAACAAAACCGCAAGCTCTTGACCCCACCGTCGGGCTCCAGTGCGAACGTCATGTCAGGCGGCATGGACATTCCGATGATCAAAACGCTGGGCAAGGCGTTTTATTGGCAGCGCTTGCTTGATGAGGGCAAGTACGCTACTGCGACAGATCTTGCTCGTGCTTTCAAGCTGGAGCCAGGTTGGGTTGCCGAGGTCCTGCGCATGGCGAATTTGGCTCCGGAGATCATTGAAGCCATTCTGGATGGGTCCCAGCCACGACATCTGAATCTGCAGACGATCCGTGGACGGCGTGAGTCCATACCACGTGACTGGGAGGAGCAAAAGAGGCTACTGGCTTTAATTTCTTAAAGGGACCGCATCAGAAAAAATAAGGCATGCTAAGTAGTAGCCAACCTTTCCGGGTTTGTTTCGCCATGCAGCGATGCGATTAGCGGGCACGAAACGGTCTCTTTTCGTTCATAGCAGGCGCAGACAAGATCAGACAGTACGGTCTCCATGCGCAACAAGTCCGCAATTTTTCCCCGCACATCCATCAGCTTGCGCTCAGCTTGTTCGCGGGCCTCGGTGCAATGCGACCCATCAGCGAGCTTCAGCAAGTCGCCGATCTCGTCCAAGCTGAACCCCAGCCGCTGGGCCGACTTGATGAAGCGCACGCGTGCCAGATCCGGCTCCCCGTAGCGACGGATACCGCCAAGTGGCCGGTCAGGCTCCTGCATCAGGCCCTTGCGCTGATAAAAGCGGATCGTCTCCACGTTGACCTCGGCGGCTTCGGCTAGGACTCCGATGGTCAGTGTTTCGGGTAGTTCATTCATAGGGCTTGACTCCGTACTTAAGTACGGAAGTAAGCTTAAGGCATGAAACCAGATTCCCCAACAGATTCTCAGGGCGGAGGACGCGGCGCGCTGATGACCGGCGGTCTTGCGGCCATCCTGGCATCCACCTGCTGTCTCGGCCCCTTGGTGCTGATCTCGCTCGGCGTCTCCGGTGCGTGGATCAGCAACCTGACCTTGCTTGAGCCCTATCGGCCGATTTTCATCGGTGCGGCGCTCATCGCTCTGTTCTTTGCCTGGCGGCGCATCTGGCGACCCGTCGCGGCTTGCGCACCCGGCGAAGTCTGCGCGTTGCCTCAGATCAACCGCAGCTACAAGGTGCTGTTCGGGATCGTGGTGGCGTTGGTGATCATCGCGCTCGGCTTTCCGCTGGTTGCACCCTGGTTTTACTGAAAGGAAACTGCCATGAAGAAGCTCCTTGCGATGGCGGCGTTGACCGCTTGTGCCGCGCCCCTCTGGGCGACCACGCAAACCGTCACGCTGTCCGTGCCCGACATGAATTGCGCCGCCTGCCCGATCACCGTCAAGAAGGCGTTGACCAAGGTATCCGGCGTCGGCAAGATCGATGTCAATCTGAATCGGCGCGAGGCGAAGGTGACGTTCGACGATGTGAAGACGAGCGCCGAAGCCCTTACGCGTGCCACCAAGGACGCCGGGTATCCGGCGAGCGTGGTGGGGACGGCGAAGTGACCGCAGTGATCCTGGAGTCGACGCTAACCTGCCCCGAGTGCGGCCACGCCAAGACCGAAACAATGCCCACAGACGCTTGCCAGTGGTTCTACGAGTGCGAGCAGTGTCACGCCGTACTCAAGCCCAAGCCGGGCGACTGCTGCGTGTACTGCTCCTACGGCACCGTGCCTTGCCCGCCGATACAGGAGCGTGGCAAAGGTAGTTGCTGCAGCGGCTGACCAAGGGGCAGCAGAAGTTCGTGCTGTTCTCAACTTATGGCAATGGCTTACCAGACGCCGGGTTAAACAGGGTGACCTAGTCCGCTAGTGGTTCGTCCAGATTCACGGCTGCTTTGGTCAGCTTTTGGGTAAAAGAGAGGTGCGTGCGACAGCGTTTGCCAAGACTATGGATCATAAAGAGAAGTGAAAAATGAACAACTGTTTTTAAATCGACTGCTTTAAGTTGTTCTGAAATTTGTGAGTATCACGGTCACCTAAGGTTCAATCATGCAAGAACAGCCACCGTCCTGAAGCCCAAGAAAAATAGCCATCGGCGAGCCAAGTGCTCGCCGTTTTCATTTGTGGCGGGCCATTGGCGAACCAGAAGTTTCCGAGTAGTTCGCCAATCGGTCCCTCGTATGTTCGCCACCCGAAATCTCCAATGACACCTGTTCCTCAACAACGTCAAAGGAGTACTTCATGCCAGCAACGGCAACCTCACTCACCCGATCGACCCAAGAGGCGATCAACACCCTGTCACCCGGAGATCGCCGGGTGCTCAACGAAAACGAACTGGCTCAGCGCTGGGGCATCAGCCCCAAAACACTGCAGCGCTGGCGCTGCGAAGGTCGCGGTCCCAGGTATCTGAAATTGTCCAAGCGCGTGAGCTATGCGCTCGAGATGATTTTGGATTTCGAGAAGAACGCTCTGCACGTTTCGACGTCCGAGCGCGCAACGGCCTGAAGGGAGGACAGAGATGAACGACTTGTCCATTTTCCCTGCCGACATCGCTGAGATGTCCGTTTCCCAGCTGGCCAACCTGCCTGCGCAGCAACTGGTGGAGGTCGATACCAATTTGGATCAGGCCATTGCCTGGCTCAAAGCGGCGCGTACAAAACTGGATGGCGCTCTGGACCAACGCTTCGGTGCGCAAGGTCGCGAGAGCCTCAACGCTTCAGGGCGTGATTTCGGAACCGCGCACGTCAAAGCCGACGGCTTGCATGTGAAGTTCGATCTGCCCAAGAAAGTTTCCTGGGATCAGAAGAAGCTCAAGACCATTGCAGAGCGCATCGTCGCCTCCGGTGAAACCGTGGAGAGCTATCTCGACGTCAAGTTGTCAGTGCCTGAATCCCGGTACACGAACTGGCCGCCCGCATTGCAGCAGCAATTCACCGACGCCCGCACGGTCGAGGCAGGCAAGCCCTCTTTCCACATTTCCCCTGAATCGGAGGTCTGATCATGAATCAGCAATTGATGCCGTTCGACTATGAAGGTCGAGAAATTCGTGTCGTAAAAGACGACCAAGGTGATCCCTGGTTTGTTGCAGCCGACGTATGCGCAGTCCTGCAACTGCCCGAAACCCACAAGGCAGTTTCCCGTCTGGACGATGACGAAAAGGATCGGAATTCAATTCCGACCCCTGGCGGGAGTCAGTCCATGACCGTGGTCAGTGAGTCTGGCCTCTACAACCTGGTGCTTGGTAGCCGAAAAGCCGAAGCCAAACGCTTTAAGCGTTGGGTCACGCACGAAGTTCTGCCCGCGATCCGTAAGACCGGCTCTTATGCCGTGCCTGCGATGGCTGCATTGCCCGCACCTACTCAAGATCGAGTCACCTCACTGCTTCTGATTGGTGAGGCCGTGGCCAAGGTGCCGGGGGTGAAGGCTGGCATTGCCATGGCGGCCACGCTGACCTGCATCCATGAGAACACCGGGCTGACCATCGAAACCTTGCGTCGTGCGCTGCCTGCAGCCAACGAGCCGATCTGTTCCTTGAATGCCACGCAACTGGGCAAGCTGGTCGGGCTGTCTGCCAAGACGACCAATCTGCACCTGGCCAACATGGGACTTCAGGTACGAAATGAGCGTGATGAGTGGGAATTGACCGAGTCTGGTGAAGCGTGGGCGGAAGCGATGCCGTACTCACGCAATGGACACAGCGGCTACCAGATCCTCTGGAATCCGAGCGTTGCTCAAGAACTGCGTGAGGTGGCGTGATGGGACTTCCAATCATTACCGCCGACCAACGCATGCGCGAGAAAAAGGGCGTGAAGCTGGTTCTGCTCGGCAAGAGTGGCATCGGAAAAACTACCCAGCTCAAAACACTGCCTGAAGACAAGACCTTGTTCGTTGATCTTGAGGCGGGAGACCTTGCTGTCAAAGACTGGCGCGGTGACTGCGTTCGACCAACCACTTGGCCAGAGTTCCGCGACCTGGTCGTGTTCTTGGCCGGACCCAATCCTGCGCTGCCTCCTGAGGCTCCGTATTCGCAAGCGCACTACGCGCATGTATGCGAACAGTTCGGTGACCCAGCTCAGTTGGCCAAGTACGACTGCTACTTCGTCGACAGCATCACAGTGCTGGCGCGTTTGGCGCTCATCTGGGCGAAGACACAGCCACAGGCAGTTTCTGACCGTACAGGCAAGCCAGACACCCGTGGTGCGTATGGATTGCTCGGCTCAGAAATGCTGGGTGCCCTCATGCACCTGCAGCACGCACGTGGCAAGAACGTAGTGTTTGTGGCCATCCTGGATGAACGACTGGACGACTTCAACCGCAAGGTGTTTGTCCCGCAGATCGAAGGCTCCAAGACAGCCGCTGAGTTGCCTGGAATCGTCGATGAAGTTGTGACGCTGGCCGAGATCAAGGCCGAAGACGGTGCGTCTTATCGGGCGTTCGTCACGCACACGCTCAATCCCTATGGCTTCCCTGCCAAAGACCGTTCGGGCCAGCTCGAAATGCTCGAACCCCCAAACCTGCTCGCACTCATCGAAAAGTGCGCTGCTGCAAACCAACCTCAAAACAACAAGGAGTAAACCATGTCCGCTTGGAACGATTTCAACGATGCCGAACAACAACAATCTTTTGACCTGATCCCCAAGGGCACGGTGGCTCCGGTGCGCATGACGATCAAACCCGGTGGCCACGATGATGCGGCACAGGGCTGGACCGGTGGCTATGCAACCCAGAGCTTTGAAACCGGGAGCATCTTTCTGGCTTGCGAGTTCGTGATCTTGGACGGCGAATATGCCCGTCGCAAGATGTGGTCGAACGTTGGTCTGCAAAGTAACAAAGGTCCTGCTTGGGGAAACATGGGGCGCACCTTCATCCGTGCAGTGCTCAACTCCTCGCGCAACATCTCGCCGCAAGACAACTCTGCCCAAGCGTCAGCGGCGCGTCGCATTCAAGGTTTTCACGAGCTCGATGGTATTGAGTTTATGGCCCGCATCGATGTCGAGAAGGACGGTCGCGGGGAATTGCGCAACGTGGTGAAGATTGCCGTGGAGCCTGGTGAACCCGGCTACTCGTCCTCGGGAGCACCAGCAGTTCAGCGTCCTGCTGCTACCTATCAAGCCCCTCCCGCCAGCAGCGCTCCAGCCAACAGTTCTGCAGCTCAGGCTCAACGCGCACCTGTCTCGGGCAAGCCGAGCTGGGCTCAGTAAGGGGGGGCAATGAAATGCTGGGTCTGCAACAGACAGGCCCGGGGTTTCGGCCACACCGACAACCGTCACGGTGTGGGCAATCCCCGGCGCTACCCAATCGACTGGGTTTTCTGCTCGAAAAAATGTCAGGACGTCTTCCATGCGATGTACGGGAACTGGCAGCGCGTGCTCGATGGGCGAATCGATATCAAGGAGGTCAACATGATCGATCCCTCTGATATTGAACTGGCCTCAATGAAGAAGTGCCTCAAGGCATTCGGTGAGTCAGCTGGCGAGATTGGTTTTGCCAAACCCCTGGGCGATTACTCGGAAGAAGAAGCACTGCGCGTCATCGATGCCATCGTGACGTGCTGGACCGAAGCCATGCTGGCGCACCACGAGCAATCGAAGTTTCCACCTGTGCGTGGAATGCAGCCAACGCCCGACCCTCTGGCACACCCGTTTGCCGACATGGAGGATGACTTGCCCTGGGTGGTTGAAGGAGAGAAGAAATGATGGACTTCAATTCCTCCGCCAGCATCTCGGGTCAGGTCAGCGCGCTGATCGATGTGGGATTGCAAAAGCGTCAAGCTGAGCAGCGCCCACGAACTTACCTCGGGGCGTCCCGTTTGGGCGTCTCCTGTGAACGGGCATTGCAATACGAATTTGCAAAGGCCCCCGTAGATCCTGGTCGTGAGCATCCTGGTCGACTGCTTCGCATTTTCGAGCGCGGCCATCTATCTGAAGACAGCATGATTCAGTGGCTTCGCGACGCAGGTTTTGATCTGCGAACGACGAAAGCTAATGGCGAGCAGTTCGGTTTTGCTGCGCTCGATGGCCGCTTGGCTGGACACATCGACGGCGTGATTGTTGGCGGTCCCGATGGCTTCAAGTATCCCGCCTTGTGGGAGAACAAGTGCCTCGGTTCTAAGTCGTGGCGCGATCTTGAGAAGAACAAGCTGGCCATCTCCAAGCCAATCTATCACGCTCAGGTGGTGCTTTATCAAGCCTATCTCGAGCTGCATGAGAACCCTGCGGTTTTCACGGCGGTGAACGCCGACACCATGGAGATCTACACAGAGCTCGTGCCCTTTGATGCGGCACTAGCGCAGCGCATGTCAGACCGTGCGCTCAAGGTGATCTCTGCAACTGATGCGGGCGAACTTCTCGTTCGCGCCTATCAAGACCCAACTCATTTTGAATGCCGGATGTGCGCATGGCAGGACCGGTGCTGGAGACAAAGCAATGACGGACGTTAATCAAATCCTCACCGAAAGACTGGTCGACGCACGCGAGGCAGCGTACTGCTTGAAAGTGCCCATCTACCTGCTTACCCATCCCAAAGAGCGCCAGCGCCTTGGCTTGCCGCATTACCGCGTCGGCAAGATGGTTCGCTTCAAGGTGAGCGAGTTGATGGCTTGGATGCAAGTGAAGGCAGAAGAAGAGGCGAAGGGAGAGTCCTCGGATGCTTGATTTCAATGACAACGACTCAACTGCGCCAAAAGACACAGACGTCACTCGTGAGCAGTTGCGTGCATCGCTGATTGATCGACTGGAATCGGTTCTGACGGGATTGTTCCCTGCTGGCAAGAAGCGACGAGGCAAGTTCCTGATCGGGGACGTCTTGGGCAGTCCTGGTGACAGCCTCGAGGTTGTCCTTGACGGGGAAAAGGCAGGGCTCTGGACAGATCGAGCCACTGGTGATGGCGGCGACATCTTCGATCTGATCGCCGCCTACCTCGGCGCAGACGTTCAGTCCGACTTTCCACGGGTGCTGGGCTATGCCGCTGAAATGGTCGGCCAAGCTGCACCCACCCCAACCCGCAAGGCAAAGAAGGAAGCTCCGGTCGATGAGCTGGGACCAGCTACGGCCAAGTGGGACTACTTTGATCCCACTGGTCACCTGATCGCTGTCGTCTACCGCTATGACCCACCCGGAGGCAAGAAGGAGTTCCGTCCCTGGGATGCAAAGCGACGCAAGATGGCTCCGCCTGATCCTCGTCCGCTTTACAACCAGCCGGGGATGCTTGCTGCTGAGCGAGTGATCTTGGTCGAAGGCGAAAAGTGTGCGCAGGCATTGATTGCCGTAGGCATCACGGCCACAACGGCGATGCATGGAGCCAACGCACCGGTGGACAAGACTGACTGGTCACCTCTGGCGGGCAAGGTCGTCCTGGTCTGGCCTGATCGGGATAAGCCGGGCTGGGAGTACGCGATGGCAGCGGCGCAGGCGGTATTGGACGCTGGCGCTCTCTCATGCGATGTGCTTTTGCCGCCAGATGACAAGGCCGATGGCTGGGATGCAGCCGATGCGTTGACCGAAAGCTTTGACGTTGACACGTTCATTGCGTCTGGTCCGCGCATGTGTGTGAAGTCCACCAAGGCCATGACAACGCAGGATGCGACGGTGTGGGCGACCGACGATGCACTGACGCTGGCGTTCACCTCCCGGTACGCAGACGAGTGGCGCTATTGCGCAGCCTGGGGGAAATGGTTGGTGTGGACCGGTTGCCGCTGGCAGCCCGATGAGACATTGATGTCGCATCACCTCATTCGCGCCATCTGCCGCGAGGCTGCGCTCAAGGTGGACTCGCATCGCCTGGCCGCCAAGTTGCTGGCCAGCAGCACCGTGGGCGGTGTCGATCGCATGGCCAGGTCAGATCGCCGCCATGCCTCTACCACCGAGGAATGGGACGCGGACCTGTTCTTGCTCAACACCCCTGGCGGTGTGGTCAATCTCGAGGTGGGCGTGACGCGTCCTCACGACCGAGCTGACCGCATGACCAAGATTGCCACGGCCACTCCAAGGGGTGACTGCCCGCAGTGGAAGGCATTCTTGAACGATGTGACCGGCGGCGACCTTCTCTTGCAGGAGTACTTGCAGCGCATGGCGGGTTACTGCCTGACCGGGGCAACCAGCGCCCACGCATTGTTCTTCTTGTACGGAACCGGTGCGAACGGCAAGTCGGTGTTCGTGAACACCTTGGCCAGCATCTTGGGCGACTACGCCACGAGCGCACCCATGGACACGTTCATGGATGCTCGAGGTGACCGCCACCCAACCGACCTGGCTGGTCTGCGCGGCGCACGTTTCGTGGCATCAGTGGAAACCGAGCAAGGCAGGCGTTGGAACGAGTCCAAGGTCAAGGCCATCACGGGTGGTGACAAGGTGTCGGCGCGCTTTATGCGTCAAGACTTCTTTGAGTACATCCCGCAGTTCAAGTTGCTCATTGCGGGCAACCACAAGCCCTCAATCCGCAATGTGGACGAGGCCATGAAGCGGCGTCTGCACCTTATCCCCTTCACGGTGACGATCCCGCCTGAGAGGCGTGACGGCAAGCTGACCGAGAAACTGTACGCGGAGCGTGACGGTATTTTGGCCTGGGCGGTCGAAGGATGCCTGGCCTGGCAACGCGATGGCCTGCGTCCACCCGAGTGCGTGGTCTCTGCAACCGAAGAGTATTTCGAAGCGGAAGACGCTTTGGGTCAATGGATTGAAGAGCGCTGCATCTTAAGCAAGACCCATCGCGAAGGCGTCTCAGATCTGTTTACCGATTGGCGTGAATGGGCTGAGCGTGCTGGCGAGTACGTGGGCTCGATCAAACGGTTCTCCGAGTTGATGTCGACCCGCAAGTTCGAGAAGTGCCGACTGCATGGCGGTGCGCGCGCAATCGCGGGCATCAGTCTACGACCTAAGCCTCATATCGGTGGCGGCTATCCGTACCGAGACGATTGAATAAACCCATGGTGACGGATTTGACAGTCTTACTGATTAACCCCTCACGCGTGCGCGTACGCACACGATAGAGAGTTAACCGTGAAACGTGTCAAACCCGTCACCCAGCAAAAAACTGGAGACGAAATGAACATGACGATTCTTGCCCTGGACCTGGGTACAACGACTGGCTGGGCATTGATGCATGCAGACGGTCAGATCACAAGCGGCAGCCAATCCTTCAAGCCTCAACGCTTTGAGGGAGGCGGCATGCGGTTCCTGAAATTCAAACGCTGGCTCACAGACGTCAAGCAATGCACCTCAGGCATTGACCTGGTTGTGTTTGAGGAAGTGCGTAGACATGCGGGGGTAGATGCCGCACATGCCTACGGTGGCTTTATGGGTCAACTGACTGCCTGGTGTGAGCATCATCAAATTCCCTACGAAGGCGTGCCAGTCGGAACGATCAAGAAGCACGCAACCGGCAAGGGAAACGCTGGCAAGGAGGACATGATCGCGAGCGCACAAGCACGTGGCCACAATCCTGCAGACGACAACGAAGCGGATGCGATTGCACTGGTCTACCTGACCCACGATCGCCAGATGCCACAGGAGGTTTGAGATGAAAGTCCCAGCACAACCCTATCGCTGCGCTCTTGGAAAGGTGCAGCCTGTCGTGACTGACCTGGATGCCGTCAAGCGTTCAGGCTGGCGTGAGCAACACATCCTGGTCATCTCCGATCAAGACGAGCGACTTGACTTCCTCGAGCGTGAGTTCATCAAGCGCATTGGCGAGCGTCTCTATGGAGCAGGAGGCAAGCATGACTAAGACGATCACCATCTGGACTGTTGATGATGTGGCAGCACGTTTTAGTGATGCCGCTTACACGTCCTACCGACTTCCTCCCGTGCGTGTCCAGGGATATGCAAGCCCTTGGATGAGCCTTGCCATGCAAGTGCCCAATCGCTACCCGGACCCTGAGCGTGTCTATCGCCCCATGCCACCCGGCCCTGAGGCTGTCGAACGCATGCTCGAGACGATGCGTTGGGTTCAGTGGTTGGAGGAGGAGCAACGACACCTGGTCTGGATGCGGGCCAAGCGATACGAGTGGCATCAGATCGGTCGTCGCTTTGCCTGCGATCGAAACACTGCAGCCAGACGTTGGAAGAAGGCCATGCAACTGGTCACCGACAAGCTCAACGATGCAATCAACTCATGCGCGTAAATTGGCGTGATTTGAACAAGTTGGGGGGCAATGTGGGTGCATATGAGGCAATGCGCGAATTTACCCTGTGCAGCATTTCAGCCCATTTGAGCGTACATTTTCAGCTATGGTGTGGAAAGGAGTGCAGGCCACTCCCTCCACACAAATTTCTGGGTCCTTCCTCGCCAAATCCCTATGCGGGGGGCAAAGGCCCGAGATTTCGATAGCGACAGATTGAAAATCCGGGTTTGCAGTTCGCACCGGGTTTGCACCTCCCCAATCCCCCCCCAAGGAATTTATGACTCCCGAGATCAGAATGATCGCGGTGGATGCGCTCATCCCTTATGCGCGCAACGCCCGCACACACAGCGATGGCCAGGTGGCTCAGATCGCAGCATCCATTGCCGAGTTTGGTTTCACCAACCCCATCCTGTCGGATGGTGCGCGCGGAGTGATTGCTGGGCATGGCCGATTGATGGCTGCCCGCAAGTTGGGGCTCACAGAAGTGCCCGTCATCGAACTGGCACACCTGACGCCCACCCAGAAGAAAGCCTACATCCTGGCCGACAACAGAATTGCCGAGAACGCAGGCTGGGACGAAGAACTCCTGAAGCTGGAGTTGGCTGAGTTGCAGGCTGCCGAGTACGACTTGGATCTGATGGGATTCAGT